TCTTAATAATAAGTACGCTACATAATATTCAGCGGACTTACCCTGAAATTTATGATCTGCCAAGAATCAATCCTAAGATTGCCCCAAAGCTAGAACTAACGACTACAACAGCAGACATTATGCCCTTGCCTTTTGCTAATTGCAATTCTAAGGCACGAACTCGTGTACTAAGTGTCGTACATTCATTTTGTAAATTTTCAATCGCTTCTAAAAGCTGACCCGTTTCTCGTTCTGTAAGTTTTGTCATTTTTTAATAAATCCAAAATAAACTATGATTAATATTACAATAATGACGACAACAATTATTGACCCTTGTTCAATTTGTTTCATTATTTCGTTTCTACGTTTGATTCGCAGTATTCGTTCTTTTTTTATTCTTTCTCGTTCAGCTTTGATGCGGTCAGCTCGTATTTTTAAAATATTTTGCCACGTACCCCAACCAAATCTAAGGTCAATCATTGTCGCTATTTCCTGACGTTTTTCACTTGCTAATTTGGCATCAATAACTTCTTGAGCAACATTATTTATAGAAAATACGTTAGATGCTGAGTTACGTTTAAATCGGTCTTTTTGTACTTGATCATAACCATTAAGAAACTCATCAACGTGATGAGCAATTTCGCCAATATGTTGAGCCTTATCTAAGGTAGATGAAATTTTATCAAATGTTTCCTGAACGATTTTAATACCAGCAATAGTGGCACTAAATATCTCCAACATAACTATTCGCCATAAGAATCAGGAAAGTTATGTATAGGGGCTTTACCCGTTGGGTTACCATCAGAATCAGTAGGTACAATAAACAAGGCTTTAAAGGCGGTCATATCACTAGCATCAGTAATAGCCGTTTCAATAGTATTACTAGCGGTTCTAACACTTGCTCTATGTGTAGTCACTTCACTTGGAATAGCTTGAGTATTATCCTCAGCATTACGAACCACATACCAATCGGTTGGCTCTAATAAACTTTTTGCTGTGGCTTTAGTGTTTTCAATCCATATTGTTTTAAGCCCTTTTGTAACTAATTGGTTACCATCTGAATCTAAAACCGCATCGCCATTATCATCTACTTCGTTTACATCATTTAAATTCTTTTCATTAGAACTAATAGTTTCCACAACTTGGTTATTATCAGCATCAAAACTATAACTAGCAGAACCCACAGTATTAAATTGACTATCAGGTGAAGATGATTGCACTACGGGATATAAACCAATATTAGCTAAATCAGCTTTTGACCATAAACTAAATATACTGGCTGGATGTTGAACGCCCGTTGCTGGATCGTTCCACGCCCTCGCATTTACTATTTGGACAACTTGTCCAGCTTTTACATAAGCGTACATAAGTAACTCCTATTTTTGTTAATTGTTAATTTTGTTATAATTCTTAAAAAATTGGCTTGATTTAAGCCTCGTCAGGCAAAACTTTTATGTCTTGAAATGTCAAACTACCTAGCTGTTACGGGTGAAACTCCGTCACCAACAAACGGATGTTCAGCAAATGCCATATAGATATATGTGTTTCCAGATAAATTTTCTCCACCCAAAGTACATCTTAATTTAAATCCATTGCTTAAAAAGTCAAATATTTCACTAGTGCTAAAATTAGTTTCTACTGCGGTTGAACTTGGTGCTAATGCTCTATCTACTGGATTAAATGTATCTCTTGCAGAATCAAAAAGATTCCAATGATAACTCCCACTTATATTTTTAATCATTACCCAAGCTGGTTTGAATCCTGTGTAAATAAACGTACCATCACTTGACCCATTTCCAGTATAGCTACCAATTTTACTAAAGCCATCAACAGAGTGCCAAACATATCCTATAAATGGGTCACCACTCTTATTAGATGAATTTCCTGTTCCTACTGAAAAAACACTAGAAGTTGGTGCAGTATTATTCCAAGTTATTGATGTTGTTGCTAAAGCATCAGTTCCATTTAAAAATAAATGCTTTGTCCAACCACTAGGTGTATTTCCTACTAACCAATCTTGAACTCCAACTAATCGTTTTAAAATTATAAATTCAGGTGCTGACGATAATCCGTGTCCAATCGTTCCAGCACTACCAGTTCCAGTATATTGCACGATAGAAAATCCAGCAGTTGTATTAGCTTGAACAGTTGAGGTAATTGAACCATCAGTATTTGAACTAGTGCTTCCTGAATTTGCCACCCAGTTCCAGCTCACATACGATTCACCACTTGTATTAATTGACACATCATCTTCAATTTGTTGTCCACCAGCTAAAAACTTTTGTAGTCCATCTGTAACTGTGGTTTCATTAGTTGTTGCATTAGATGCTAAGACTAATTGTTTACCTCGTGAACTATCGTATAATTGATGATTGTCAGTAGAATCTCTATTCTTCGTCCACACTAATCCACTAACACCTTTAACTGTTTCTGGCAAGTTGTCCTGTTGCAAAGCCACAAAGCCAGTTGGTGGGGTGTAGGTGAAAGATTTTTGACCAGTATTTAAAGTAAATTTTGCACCACTAACATAATAACTTATTCCTAAATAAACCAATTTATTTGGTGTATAACCAGTAAATACTGGATTAGTACCATTAGCTGGATCGCCACTATGTGTCCAAGTGTTATTTACTGCAATAAAATATGCACCTTTATCTGCATCATAACAAACACCAATTACATCACCATTAGATACACTAGTAGATTGACCTGTGTCATAATTACTTCCACCATAATAAACATAATCGTTAAAACCCGGATAAATTTGCACAGAATAACTATCAGCATTATCTCCTATATATGTGTTTTTTGCATTTGCATAACCATCTAAAGTAGTTACTCCTAACATAAAATAAGTTGAAACAACATCTGCGGTTAACTCAAAATAATACTTACCACTTTGTATTGGCATACCTATAAAAGCGGACTCCCAATTATTAGATAGTGTTTGAGTCGCAACAAGATTTCCTTCACTTAATCCTATTGAGCCTGAAAAATTAGGGTCAAATGTCGCATGATTCTGGGTAGGACTATCCGTAGTCTGGTCTGTACTAGCTAAATTTGTAGCTGTGAAATCATTCGTATTTCCACTCGTGTCATCTCCAAGTGCTGAACTATCACCAAATTCTAATCTAAAACCATTCGTACCATAAGTGATACCACTTAATGTTTTGGGTATCCATCTGCCAGTTGAGGTGTCGGTCAAACCAAAAGATGCTGGTGTTAGTGCTTGTCCGTCCACAAGGTTTATTTCAGCCATATATCCAGACCAATGTTTAGTTGTATTATTAATTCTTGCACCTATCACACAAGTATCAGATGTATTATTAAAAGCCGTATCAAAATTTTGAGTAATATTACTTCTATTATCAACATCAAAAGTAGTAATTTCATCACCATCAACATAGAGTTTTACTCTATCACTTGCTGTTCCTTGAGTTGTATCTATTGCCATTACAAAATGATACCATTTTGAAGTATCTTCAAATGTCCTTGTGGTTTGTAAAATATAATCTGAATATCTTGAAATACTTACTGTATTATCTGTTAAAAATTGCATTTCCCACATTGACTCATTATCAGTTGAAGAACCATCATAACAAGATATAAAATGGTTTTCTGTGCCTAAGATACCTCTTTTAATCCATACACTATATGTTAATGTTCTTCTATTTCCATCTGAACTTGGTAATCTTGATAACTTTGGATTATCTCCACGATTAAATATAACACTATTATCTATTGTCCCATTATCTGTAAAAGGTACGAACTTACCGACACGTTGCCCACCTCCGTTGCCTTCGTAGATTATTGGAAAGAAATATTCTTCGCCATTTGGTATTGTTGGTGTTGCCATATTAACTCCCTAAATTCTTTGTGCAAAGTGCCAAGTACCCACTTGGAACACTATATTTAAAATTACCCACTCCATTACCATCACTATTACCACCAGCAGTTACATTGCCAGCAAAAGTTCCATCTTGTCCAAAATTACAAGTTGTAGTTGAGCCAGTATTTGAAGTTCCAAGCATAGGAAGAATAAATTGTTCATTAATATATGAAAAATCAAAAGCATTATTGCCTGCTTCAACATCTGAAATATTTATAGTGCTTTCACTTGCTGAATTACCTGAATACCATTGGCCATTTTTTGACCACCACATCTTTTGATTATCAACATCAAATGCTATTCCAATAATATCACTGCTTGTATAAGTTGGAAGTCCCTCAAAAGATGTGGAAGCAGGTGTTGGGTTAGATATATATATGTCTCCTGCACTTGCATTACATCCAACACCTTCTGGTTGCCCAATCCAACTTGTAAAATTTGTTGTTTGATTTGAACATATACCTAAATAGGCACTTCCTACAGTATTAACATATACTTCAAAATACCATTTACCACTTGATGCACCCATCGTTGCTGAAGTGCTTTCATTTGCAGATATTACAGATTTTAAATTTCCTTCACTATAAGTAACAGTTGAAGGTATTAAAGAATTTATAACTGCAAAATTATTCGTAGGACTTTCACCTACCATTTGGTCATGTGAGGCAAGTCCACTTGTCGTGAAATCATTACCATTTCCAGAACTATCGTTACCTAAATCAGATGAGTCTTCGCCCTTAATATAACAACCATTAGTGCCAAATGTCAGTCCACTTACATCTTTGGGTATCCATATCCCAGAACTATTGTATTCACCAAAGCTAGATGGGTCTAAAGCAGTTCCATCAATGTAAACAATCTCGGCAAGATATCCGTCCATATAATTACTTGTTCCATAAGTTCTTCCAATTTGAAAAAAATTACTAGACCACCAACTTCCATTCGTGTTTTGTGATGGATAACTCTCCGTACTAAAACTTGTTTCTCTTTGTCCGTTAACATATAATCTAATTCTTTCTGTACTAACTGCTTGAGTAGAGTCAATAGAAAGAACAATATGATACCAAGCTGATGGGTCACGAAACTCTCTGTCCGTTATTAATCTGTTTGAACCAAATGCGTGAACTTTTAAATTATTATTAGAATCTAATTCCAAAGGTTTGTCTGATATAAAAGTAAATATACCTTTGTTAGTGCTTATATTTCCCATTTTTAACCAACAAGACATAGTGGCTTTTTGTAAATCTCCAGCACCACTAAATGCTTTATACATATAAGGACTATCATCATCATTAAATCTAATTGATTGGTCTATTGTATGCACCGCAGTAGATGTACCACTCGCACCACTAGAACCCGCTAGAATATCGTTTTGAAATACCATTTATTTTCCTATGATAAATTTAAAGTGGCGACAGCGTGTATTAAAGTAGAACTAACAATAATGTAGTCAATACGATCAACGGCTGAAGCTGTCGTTGTTAATGTGGGTGCAGTAGCACCAGCAAATTTCCAGTATGTACCAAAACTAGCTGTTCTTGATCCAGTACCATCTTGGGTAATTATTATTGACCCCGTTTGTCCTACATTCATATTACTAGGATTCTCAAATGTCGTGTTATGAGCCAAAGTAACCGAATGATTTTGTGCGGTGTCCATATCAATAGTTATATTAGCAGAGGATGTTAACGCTGAAATATCGGCACTAGCTGAACCATTATGGTTAAGATGTCCTGAACTATCTACACTTAATCTTTGTGTACCACCCGTTGCTACACTTATTTCATTATCAGCAGAAAAATATAAACCCGTATCGGTATCACCTGAGTTACTTAATGATGGTGCTGAGTTACTGCCATCAGCAAACGTTGCCGTAGTAAATGCACCCGTTGATGCTGAGTTTGCACCAATAGCTGTACCATCAATAGCCCCTCCATCTATATTAATTGAAGATAATGCAACTGTACCCGCAACCACATCGGCTGTATGTTTCATACCCTCTCTAATAGCATTATTAATATTGGCTGGGCTACACCCTTCGTCAATATCAATACTACCAATATCAGTATTACTACTAGCGGTAGCTGAATAATCGTTCCACGAATTTTTTGCCATATTTTTCTCCTATTCTGTTAATAATCCACCCACGACATAAGGTGATATTTGTTCTATTCTATTAGCTAAATTTCTTACAGCTTGTGGTCTTTGAGTTAATAATCCACTTAACATTCTTTGACCTTGAGGTGATGTTAATAAACGCCCTCCGTATAAACCACCAGCAATCAAACCTGAAGTAATTGGATCAGTTCCTAAAAATAGAGGTGAACCAACTAAACCACCAACAGCAAGTCTATCAAATGTACCACTATTAGGAACATCACTAGGTAATGTACGTTCCGCTGTTTGTCCTAAAGTTTGTAATTCACCAAGTTTGCCTTTAGCAAACATTTTTTTATTACGACTATAATCTTGTTTTCTTACTTCTTGTAAAAGTTGGTTAGGTGTAAATGCACCACCCTCTTTATTCTTTGCACTAGCACCAATAATTCGTTGAGCCATATTGTAGGCACTATCTGTTGCTGATATTTGTTTAGCTATATTTGGTTTTTGTCTAGCAAGATTGTTACTTAAAGCATTTTTTATTTCTTGTAAATTATCAGCTTGTTTTTGTAAATCAGGCTTATCAAATGCTTTTCTATATTGTTTTATTTCTTTTCCTAATTTACTATATAATTCTTTATAATTTTCTCCTGATAATTTTTTATTTTTAATTGGCTTAAGTATTTCATCTTTAACAAATGAATTAAAAGCGTTAGAACGATTAGTTTGTTCCATAGCTTTTTGTGTTGTTTTAATAGTATCTAAAAATATATCATCAATTTCAATATCTGATTTAGGAACAAGTTTTGTGTAATTCTGACTTATTGCCTCATCCATATAATTAACAGCATCAGTACCTACTTCAACATTCTTAGGTAACGTTTTATTAATTGGTTTTAATGTTTCATTAATTGCTGAACGATTAAAAGTATCAATAGATTGTTGACGTGATTGCTGAATACCACCACCCATAATAGGGAAACTTGTTGCTTTATCTTCAAATGCTTTTGTAACTCCACCTAATTTTTGACCGACAGTTAATTCTGTACCTTTATCCATTAATTTTTTAGCATCATCTAATATTTGTGGATTTAATAATTTTTGTGCAGTACGTGCAACAACGGGGTTAGCTATTGCACCCGTTACTGTTTGTTTTGCAATATCACCAGCGGTAGTGTCCTCATCTGCTGTTCCTACTCCATAAACACCACTTGCAACTGCACCTTGTGTAGCTAAATTACCTAACTGATTTTTTGTTACTAAATCACCAGCTTTTTGTAATCCCTTAGTTACAGCACGACCAGCACCACCCGCAAAAGGGATAGCAATACTACCCGCTAATTCTGATGCTAACGCTGTCTTTGGATTTTGTTGTCTAAAGTTTTCTAACTTTGCACGTTCTAATTCTAATTCTTCTCTATATGTTTTGTCAGTAAAAGGTGCTTTAACACCAGCAACAATTTCATCACCAAAACCAAAAGTAAGACCTTGACCAGCACTACGTGCAATTCCACTAGCTAAAGATACATCATTTTGTTTATTAGAAATTAATCTTTTAATTTCATTAACGTCATCTATATTACCAGCTTGTTCTGCTTTGACTAAAGCGTTTTCTAATTGTTTTATTGTAGCCATTAATTACCTATTTATATTTATCTATTAATCTATTTTCACTTTCTTCATTAGCTTTTAGACTTTCGTCATAAAGTTTTAGTGATTCCTTTTTAATATCCTCTGCTGACGGAGGTTTAAGATTAAATTTGTCCATTGTACCATTTTCTATAAAATGATTAATTCGTGCATCTTCATAATCTGTCTTAGCTTTTAACTGAGTTTGTAATTCTGCTAAACGTCTTTGATTATAACTTTCAGGTAAAGCTGGGTTAAAATATGATGCAATTAATTTTTCACCCTCACGTTCAGTAAACTGTGCACCTAAAATTGTTCGTAATGATTGTTGAACCACATTTCGTACTCTATCACTTAAATCAAGACGTCTTTGACCTTGTGAATCAAATTTTAATAAATCCTCTAGTATTGGACTTTTTTGTCTAATTGTTCCAGTTGCTTGAAAATCAGGATCATTTATTTCTGCTAAAATATTTTCAATTTTTGACAAGTTAACTTTATCATTAAGAAGTTTATCTCTATTTGCAACAAGGTCTTTTGCAAAAGTTTCGTCTAGTTTTTTTTGTCCAACTGTTAAACCACCAGTTTTTTGTTGATTCTTAATTCGTGCTTGTTCATTAAGCAATTCAATAACTTCATCATTTCTTACTAATTCACTTGTACCATCAGAGTTTATTTTTCGTGTAAATGCACCTCCAGCAATATCTTGAAATTTTGCTCTAGGTTGTAAATTTTGAGTCAAGGCTTGTTTATACATATTGTTAATTCTTTGGTTTTCTAACTGCCTTGCTAAATCACTTCTTGCACGGGCTTGATTTTGCATATTTTGAAAACCCATAGCATTAACATAACCCGCATCACCTGATGATGGGTCTAAAGATGCTTTTCCCGCTTGATTTCTACCAATATTATAATCTAATAATCGTTGAGCAATATTATCTAAACGACCAGCAAACGTTGTAGGTTGTTGTGGTTGTGGTAATGGCATAGTCGGAATTGTCATTGGTACTGTCGGTTGACCATAACCGCCAATAGGTTGTTGCAATCCCATATTTGGCATTTGGGCGTTAGGGTTGATACCCGTAGTTAATTGAACATTAGGTAAACCTAATAAACCAAAATTATTTCTATTTAATAATGACATAATTATTTCCTAACTAAATAATCCACCAAAACCACCAAGAACACTTAATGCACCTAGTGGATTGAGAAAGTTTGATTGACTTTGACCATATATTGGTTGTGTTGTTGTACTTGTACCGCCACGAGTAGCCCCCGTAACAAAAGCTAATTGATTTTCTAAACGTTCACGAGGTTCTGTGTACTGGAATTGGTCTCGCATAATTTGTTCTTGTAATTCTCTCGCTTGTTGATCTTCTAACACCGAACCAAGATTAATTAATTTTTGTGCATCTTCAAATTGCTGACCTCTTATAACTGGTGCAATTTTTAAAGCATCTAATTGATTTTGACGTTCTTGTTGATAATTAGCCATAGCTAAAGGTGCGGATATTTTTGCTAATTCATTAGCTAATACTGCTTGATTTGCCCCTGAACCTAAACGTCCACCACGACTAAATATAGAATTAACTCTAGCCTCAACGGGGTCAAATGCAGATTGCATAGCTTGTTGAAAATAAGGGTTTGTATTTGATAAAAAATTACCTTGTAATGTTTGTTGAGTAACATCGGTTGATGCTTGATTTAATGGATCACCCGCTTGAGCCAACGCCATAGCTTGATCCAAACCCGTTTGTGTTTGTTCAGAAAATGGAACTGTATAACTTCCTGAAAATAATTCACGTGGCGTGTCAAATAATTCTTCTGATTTATCTAATAAATCTGTGTAATAAGGTTTTACATAATCAGGAATGTCTGCAACGGATTGTACTCGTTGTGTTCCAACTTGTTGCGGTGCGGGGGCTGGACTACTACCACCACCCGTAAAAATGCTACCGATTGATTTAAAAACGCCCGTCATTTATATCTCCTTAACTAATATTATTGCTTTAGGTTTAAACTTATTTTTCTTTAAAAAACGTTTCCATCCTAAACGTCCATTAATGATTATATTTTTACATCCCATAGTTTTTGCCCACTCTTTGATTTTGCCGTCAACCATTTCAATACAATGATGTTTGTTGCCATAAGCAAAACCAACGACTAAGGCTTTTCCTACGTTGATGGTTTGAATAACTGTAATTACAAAAGAGTCTTTATTTAACCAAAGCTGTGAATGACCACTTAATAGTAAATCATATACACCTCGTTTGGTTTCTGTATGTACTCCGTATCTTAAATTTATTTCAATATATGGTTCTAATATCTGCCATACATTCTTTATGTTTGCCTCAGTAACTTTTAATAAATGTGGAAATTTGTACACTTGGTTGTTAACCAAGAACGACATATCCGAATGTTTTATCTGCATTAGCGTTGTTGGGATGTGTTATTGTAAATGTTTGTTTACCTCTACTGCTAACATACATACCGCCTGATGCCATTTCACTACTCGCATTTGCGGTCTGAGGCATAAAAAAAATAAGTGAATTTGCACCAACTCGTCTATCGCTAACAACTGTTGATGTTGCTGACGCTGTAAGTGTTACTGTACCCGTACTGTTTATTTTACCTTCAAGTAAATTATTAACAACAAACGCTACTTCACGTTCATCACCACCAGCATAAGGTAATCCAATAAAGTTACTTGTACTCATCGGCTACCCATATTAGTAATGTCAATATCAATAGCCTGAATGTTAGTCCATTCGCCCGTTAAATTTAACTTTACTCGGTGATAACGATTGTTAGAACGTATAGGGGCAAACCCATCCGTATTAACACTACTTGCTGACCCATAAGTATAATCAGATGCCGTAGTTTTACGTGAGGCAACTTGTACAGTTACAGTTGCTGTCGCACTATCTGTTTTTTCATATATAGGTCTTACTTGTGATATTAAAGATAGTTTTTTATTACTATGTTCAAACTCACCCGTTTCAATCGTTGCATTTAATGATGCCCCCGTAAATGTTGCTAATTTATTATTCTGACTTCCTACAAATAAAATATTTCCACCTTTATATAAAACAGAATCTAAAGATGCGGGTAAAGCATCTATGGATGAATTTATAGCCACCAATCCTTCTAGTGTCCGACCTGGTGTTAAAATACTACTAACAATATCTGTGGCTTGATTAATTAACGACCATTTATCTAAAGAATAGTTGTATACAAGAATTTTATCATTAGTACCTGACGAACTACTATTACTAGGATAAGCCCACATAATTAATTTATTATTTGGGTCAACAGCCGTAGATAATTTATGAGGAAATGAAGTATTAAAATCATTCTTAAAAAATGTATCTACTTTTTCATAACCTATTGGACGGCTTCCGTTACGTGAATCAAATTGATAAAAACCATCATCTGTGTAATAAAAAATTGTACGTCCAACATTAGCTACTGAGTTACCAAAATTACATCCTCTTTTACTTTCTATGGTATTAAACGAAAAAATCAATGGCGTTCCTACGTAACGTCCAACAACTATGCCTCGTTCACATAATATAGTGACTTCCTCACCACCAACTAAAGCGGTAACAGCTCCTAAGTCAGATATGTCTTGATTATCAGCTTGGGTTGTTTGTGATGTCGCCCACGAAGTGGCATCACCTAACGCTGACCATCTTACGTTATTTAATCCTGAAGAATTATTACCCGTAAATACAAAATCTCTAACGACCGCTATTCGTTCAGCATTAACACCCGTTGCTAAATCCGCAAAAGTTGAACTAGACGTTAAATCATATTCTTGTATGGTTTCACCCGTACCCGCAACAGCGATAACTTTGTCACCAAATTGAACAAACTTCCATACATCGGTAGTATCTAGTGTATATCCACCAACTTTAGATACATCATCTAAATTAGATGTTGAATTATTATATAAATATAATTTATTTTGATCACCCGCAAAAATCTTTACATTACCCGTTATATCTTCACAAGCAAATATTCCTCGTAAATAATTATCACCCGCATTGGAATAATCAGCTAACGCTTTAAATGTTTCATATCCTTTAACTACTGGTAACACATTAGTGGCAACAGTTAATCCTTTATTTCCATATTCAGGCTGGTCAGGTAACCAATCATTTAATCCTATTTTTACTGTGTCCATTGTTCACTATTTCCTGATGATGTTTGACTCCACGTTTCCGCTGTACTTGATGTAACACTTGTCCACGTTTCTGATGTACTTGATGATAATGGTGTCCACGTTTCAGTTACCGAACTACTTTGCGGTGTCCACGTTTCTACAACTGATGTATCTTCGTTCCATTCTTCACCTTGTTTAAAAGCCTCTGTTACATCACTAAATGTAAAGGTAAGTGAACCACTATTAACAAAGACTGCCGTTGGTGTTGACGTTGATATGAATGTTGTTGGTTGACTAGCGGTCATTCCCGCTGTGTAAGTAACTGACCCACTTGTCGTAAATAATGATGATTCCGTTCCACTTACTGTTCGTAATAATGTTGCTGAACCACTTGAGGTAAACGCTGAACTTAAACTATCATCAACAAGTCTTATACGAATACCTGAACCCGATACAGTAAAAGCATTTGTTGTTGTAGAATCAACTAAGCGTTGACGTAAACCCGAACCCGTAACTGTAAAGGTACTCGTTGTTGAACCATCCGCAGATTCACCAATTAAGGCTGAAGCTGTTGTCGTAAAACTAGATGATGTTGTTAATGTACCAAAACGGACAAAAGCATTTTCCCAGTTAGTAGAATCTAAAGAAAAAGGTAATGTATCTAATCCACCCCAGTTTGCTAACTGGTCTAAATTAGGATCACGATAATCTACATATTGTGCATTATCTAAACTAAAAGGTAATGAATCTAAACTGCCATATTGAGCCAGTTGTTCTAGTGTTGGCGATACTATGGTCATTCATCTTAATCTAAACTTACAGTTAAAGACCCACTCGCTATTTTTAATACATCTCCCGTTTCAATAGTTTTTGCACTTGAAAACGCCCCGTGATATAACAAATTACCACTTGAACTTGCATCATAAATTCCAAAAAAACCGATACTGCCCCACGAACCCGTAGCTGTATCAAACTCAACATTACTATTAGATGAAATAGACCCTGAACTAGCCGTACCAAATGTAACCACTTTACGAGTATATCCATTACCCGTAAGTTCAGTTCCTGAATTATCATCTGCGAAACTACCCGTTGATAATGCTACATATAAAGCTGAAGGTTGTGTGTAGGCACTTGACCCTAACACGTGGTCTAACACTTTGTTTTCTAAATAATTTGATGCTGACATTTTTCTATCCCGTAATTGTTATTAATTGTTTAGTATAATCATCCTTCATAGCTAACGCTGAGCCGTAACGTTCTTTATCATTAGTGACAATTATTTCCTGAATGGCTCTAGTAAATAATTCATCATATTGTCTTGCTTTTACTTCATCTAATAAAAATACTGAAGCGTGATGTAATGCACCATAAAGATAAACGTCAGGATGACGAGTTAATATTGTATTTGATGTATTGCTATCTGATAAGGCTTCAATCGTTTTACTATAAATCATTTCTAACGTTAAAACAGAATCAGGTGTAGGGGCGAGTTTTATTTCACTACCAATAATGGAATACCCTTGTGGTGTACCATTTGATGACGTAGTAAAATTACTATCTAACGAATTTGGTGTGTAATAACGTAATACCCTACGAGGTGATGTATTTAATCTAATCGTTTCAATCTTACGTAAATCCGTAGGTAATGAAATATATTGATCACCAGCCGTAGTTGATGCGGTAACTCTGTCGTGGTCAAATCGTGTATATAATTCTCTACTTAACCGAGCCTCTGTTAAATCTATAAAATCATCAATGTTTGATGTTAAATCATCACGAGCTAAAAAATTAGCAATAGATGTTTTTAAATCACTATATGTTGCGAGTGCCATTACAGTTGTCCTCCACCAGTTCTAAGATACCTATTATCAGGGTCATTTAAATATTTCTTCCACGCTTTTGCATTATGTTTCGGATGTCCAAATCGTTTTAATAATTCGTAGTAAAGTGTAACGGGTATATTCGCAATATGCTGTTGGTGTTTTTGTGTATTACCAATTAACTTACCTTTTTCATATTCATTAGATTTCTTTTTATTATCATTAAGAATATGATCAACTTTTTGCTCAGTTACGATATAGGTTTTATCATCTTCGTACTTTAGCTTTGTTGTTTTTTGTTCGTTTTTGGTTATTATCTTTTCCATTATTTCTTACCCGTAAATGTGATTTAGGACTTAATTTTTTTCTATGTCTTAATCCTTTTTTTTTAAATCGTCTTTTAGTTTTTTTAATTGGATCATAAACAACCTTATTAGACCTTTTTGGCATATCTATAACCCCATCTATTTTCTGATAGGTCTTTTAAATTTTTTGTCTGCTCTGAAATTTTTATAACAAGGTCATTAAATCTTATTAGTTTTTTTGTTAATAGCATTTTAATTTCCTCCAATAAAAGAAGGGGCTGTTACACCCCTTCAAATATTATTATTACGATAAATCGTAAACTGCACCCATTGATTTCGGTGCTTGTGGTACGAATGTCATTTCTGACACCACAGCAAATTTAGTAGCATCACCAGTTGGGGCTACATCACTTACTGAGAAAGAACGACCCGGTAATGCACCCATTTTTAGATATTCACTATCTAATAGATACACTCTGTCACTCTGCATTTGTCTATCAATAACAACGTTTAATGTACCAAAGTCAGTTAAATACATTGATACTGAACCAATTATTACTGCTTCTTTTGGTGCATTAGCTGTCATATGAAGTTGGTTAGTCACAACTGATCCTGATGATAAATCAGAAAAAGTTGCTTTCTTAGATGGAGATACAACAAGCATATC